CTTTTACATCCATAATTTACTCTCCTTTGTCTATAATATATCATATCCAGGGTAAATGTCAAGCCTATTTGCCGAGATTTGTCCCATTGGTCACCACTGTTCTAAAAAGGGTAAAACCCTTGTTATTCCAATCTAATTTCTTGGTACACTCTGTATCTGTAACACACACGGTTTTAGTACAACCTGATAGAAACACCACTAATAATATACCACACACTATCTTAATCATTTATTCTCTAAATCTACAATCTGATTCACTCTTAATTTGATCTCATCTGGATCATCACCTAACGGTTTTATTATAGTTTCATATTTTTTTAACTTCTTATTTCTTTTATTAAGTTTTTCTATCTTTTTCTGTAACCAATTATTGTCTTTGGTATTCTTATTAGTAAGATTTTTATGTGCTTTCCACTGCCTTAGAGATATGTTGGCCGCTATCAACAGTAATACTGCCAAAGGGTCAAATACAAATATTAATATCAGTATTACAATTCTAACGGCATGGTCAAAGTTATCTTCAGCATTCTCACCATAGATTAACTCTGCCACATATTTGATAGGTCCTACTTCGGCCTCTATCTTATCTTGTGATAGTTCTAATTCTGCTTTTTTATTTGTTAGATTGGCAACCTGATCACTTGCCTCATTTATGGCTGTGTTTAATGAATCTCTTTCTTCTTTTTGTTTTTTTCTCTCTTTTAGACCTCTAGTTACATATTCTTTGTCTATGTAAACCTCTAGCGCCTTGTCTAATAGACTTAAAGACTTTTCAGCTCTGTCTATAATTAAATTTTGTTGATTGATTTGTTTATCTAATAGTTCTATTTTAATATTATTACTAGATGTAGGTCTGACCTGGTCTAGGTGTGCCTTTGATAAGAAACCAAAGATACCCATAGAGGTAATAAAGATTAATATAATAATGGCACCAAATAGATACCCTTTTAATAACCTTGGTACATCACTGTTCCAATTATGATACAGCCAACTGGCCGCTACTAACTTACCTACTTCTAGTGCTGAACCCATAGCAATAATAGGTATTACGGCACCAGCAAATAGTGTTGCTAGACCAATGATTGAATAACCAGCAGCTATAACAGATATAGATATGGCTGATAAAAATGTTAGTATCGTTAGAAACATTATTTGATTTTGTAGTCTTCTCTAATTTTGGTTAATATGCTTTTGATTTTTGAAAAATAGTTTTTATCACTGGCGTAAGCGTCAAGTGTTTCTACTAGAATATATGGATTGTCTATACCATCTTCCCTTAATTGTCTGTACTTCTTATAAGCACTACCATTATTTAGTATAGTTATATAGTTTAAAACACTATTACATTCATGTTCAAAAACTTTAACACCCCACTTCTTAGGATTATTTGACGGTAACATATGAGGTTCCGTTAAGTCATATGTTCTAATACCAAATAGGTTTTTACCAACTCTAGCAAATCTACTATTTCCCCAGCCACTCTCTAAAGCTGCCTGTGCCAATAACAATTCTATGTTTACTGGATAAACATCTGTTGTGGTGTAGTCAATATATTCAACACACTTTATAACATTGTCTATAAACTGTTGGTTGTTTGTATGTTCAAAGTTTGGTAGTTTTGGTACACTTGCCTCTGCTCTAGCAGTTGTATCTTTTATATAATGTAAAACTGTTATTATTAATATACATACTACAAAAACTGTCATTAATGTTTTGATTATATATTTCATTGAACCCTCGCTATGTATTCATATGATGGTATAGGTGAATCATCAACATTCTCATAAGTATAGTTTGTTTTCTTTTGAAAGAAATCTAACCTATCAGTATATGATTTAGCCGTGGCGAATATCTTTTCTGCTTGTTTATCTGTATAGTTATTATGAATATCAATTACCCAATTGCCTTCGTAATAAACCGTACTTGTGCCTGGTATATTTGATAGTTTAGATAGTTCTCTTAATTTAAGTAGTGCCTCACCAACTCTACTCTTAATATATGGGTCTAACTCTTTTACTTTTCTCATACTTCACTCTCTCTTTCATTATAAATCAAGGCCAATTTTATTTAACTTTGGTCTGAAACTATAAAAAATCTTATTATGATTTCCTGTATCACCTATATTAGCCATTTGATATAGATGGACCATTTCGTGTCCTAGTGTGTCCACAAATTCTCTTTTATCTCTGTATGTTGGTAACATCTCCAACCAGAATTGTCTTGTACCTTTTCTCTTCCACTCCCATGCCACAACCTGACCCATACATGTAATTTTTGGGTCTCTGATATTCTTAATAAGAATTTCATTAAACGGAGATAGTTTGTTTTTAAATACAACTTTATTAATTATCTTAAAGTAATACTTAATATCTTTGTAAGTTGTTTTGTACTTCGTTCTCTTTGATAATTCTCTCTTTAGTATTCTTTTGACTTTCTGATTTGACATTTTTCTCCCTTTTGGTTAAGATAAAAAAAATCACTTACAATCATCCTGTATATCACTACCTTTTAATAAAGAACACTTATATTCTTCATCTGCTTTCAATCTCATTTCAGCCAACAGACCATCTAATATAGCAGGTAAGTATGCCTGTATAATCTGTATTGACTCTAAAGCAAACTGGTGACCTAGTTTTGACATTTCATACTCTAATAACTTTTGAGTATCTATGTCAACGCCTTGTACTTTAGTTTGTATAACATGACCTATAACTGCTTCTGTATAGTCATCAGCCTTAACAGAGGTCATTAAACTCGTTAGACTAAACCACATTGTCGCCAATATGATTGTTAATGTTATCAAGTATTTCTTCATAGTATATTCTCCTTATATTTATTGGTATAGGATACCATAAAAAGGCTATAAAGTCAAGCGTTTATTTTCGTTGGGAGGTAAGGGTTTTGACATGGCCGGAGCGTGTCCGACCATGTGATTCGTCTGAATTACTTGGTAATTCTCATAAAGTTGTCGTCCCAGCCAAAGGTTTCTTTTACCAATTGCTCTGTTAGACCTTTATATGCTTTATTTAAAGTCTTGTCTTTTACATTTATCATAACTTCAGCTTCTGTTTGATGTAAGCCTTCTAGTAATTGTATAAACATAGTTTCTTTTTTAGTTTTACTAATTGTATTGTCGCCACCCTCTATGAAAAGGTATAGTCTTCTTGACTCGTTTCTTAACATTGAGTGTTCAGTACCAACAGGAGCCTCATTCGCTATGTACGGTGGTGTTCCTTCTGGTAATACAAATTTGATCTTTGGATCAAATGCTGCCTTTAAGATTTGTCTAATGTAGGGTGTATCATATTTTCTTAATACTTCTATCTTTTTAGGTTTATCTTTGGCGTTATTAATTTTAGTAAAAATTTCATGTACAGTTTCGCCTGAAGTACCTGATGTACTTGACATAGCTGACATAGCTTGTTTACTAATTAGTCTTGGATTGCTTGCTTGTTCGGCCATTATTTACTCCATATATGTTTCAAAAGTCTGATATAACTTCTATCATTGACTTCATTTTATTATCAATAAAGTATGGTAACAGGAGCGACCTGTCTGGTACTTTATATCCTTTGTACTTATTTATAATGTTTTCCTGTATCGTTAATGGTATCTGGCTTAGATCAATTAACTTTTTATTTCTATTGAAATGCTTTTTGGTTTCTGAACCTAATGGTATATTTTCAATATTTGACCACTCTGCCAACTTTTGTTTAGTAATAGGTTTCTGTCTTGTACCAGTAACAAACTGATCATCTGGACTTAATATGTTTGGTACACCATCTGATCTATCACCTTTAATAATTTGTTCTCTTAAAAATTTAATAGGGTCTTCTTGTTCACCAATATAACCTTTTAAGAAAGGCGACCATTGATACACATTACCATAGTGGTGTAGTTGTATAAAGTCCTTGTCGCCTGATACGACTAGGTACTTATCTTCCGTTTGTTGTTTTACTAGTGTCGCTATTATATCATCTGCTTCACAGTTCTCAACATACATCATTATGTATGGAAAGTTTTTTGCTATCTCATCTTTAACTTCCGTTATAATCTTAAATATATTATCCCAATCAAACGGACCATCTTGTCTGGCCATTTTTCTACTATGTTTGTATTGTGGGAAAAAATCTCTACGCCATGGATTACCAGCGTCTGAACATAATACCATAGTACCATATTCTTCTTTAAACTTTACATTGAAACCTCTCAAAGAATTTAAGACCATGTGTCTAATCATATCTTTATTTGGTTTTACATCACCCTTACCTCTAACTTGTGCCATCAAGTTTGAAATTAATATTTGATTAAGGTCTACAAGTATCATACTGTATCATCACCAAAGTAATATGGAT